GGCATTCTGCTCTTTGGTGACAAGACCGCTCAGTCCAAGCCGAGTGCCTTCGATCGCATCAACGTTCGTCGCCTCTTCATCGTCCTCGAGAAAGCGATCTCGACGGCCGCTAAGTATCAGCTTTTCGAGCTCAACGATCAGTTCACACAGGCAATGTTCCGTAACATGACGGAACCGTTCTTGCGGGACATTCAAGGTCGTCGTGGCATCACGGACTTCCTTGTGGTGTGCGACTCGACCAATAACACTCCGGGAGTGGTAGATGCCAATCAGTTCGTGGCGGACATCTACATCAAGCCTGCGCGATCGATTAACTTCATCACTCTGAACTTCATTGCCACTCGTACAGGTGTCGCCTTCTCGGAGATCGCTGGCGCCTCGAACGCGTAAACCTGGAAACCAACATATAAATAAAAGAAAGAAAAACTTATGCCAACTCTAGGTGTAGATCAATTCAAGTCCAAGCTGACCGGCGGAGGTGCTCGCGCTAATCTGTTTCAGGTCACGTGTAACTTCCCCGGCTTTGCCGGTGGTAGTTCGGAACTCGCTTCCTTCATGATCAAGGGTGCGAGTCTTCCAACTTCGACGATGTCTCCGATCGAAGTTCCATTCCGCGGTCGTAAATTGAAGATCGCCGGTGATCGCACGTTCCCCGAATGGACGATTAAGGTCATCAATGACGTGCCGATGAAGCTTCGTGACGCGTTCGAGCGTTGGATGAACGGAATCAATCAGCATCAATCCAATATCGGTCGCACGAATCCCAAGGACTACATGACCGACTGGTCCGTTGCTCAGCTCGATAAGTCTGGAGCCGTTGTGAAGACTTACATCTTTCGCGGTGTATTTCCTTCGACGGTCGGTGCTATCGATCTGGCCTATGACTCCAATGATGCTATCGAGGAATTCGACGTGACGGTTCAGTATCAATACTGGGAAGCCAACTCGACTCCGAGCTCGGGTGGATCTGGCGGAAGCTTTGGTATCTCGGCCGGTGTCTCCGCTTCCGTCAACGTGGGCGGTGTAACCATTAGCGGCGGTATCGGATCCTAATCTTCAGAAGTAACTCATGGGCGGTTCGAGTAACATCGAGCCGCCCTTTTTAGCTTTTGAAACGGTATAAATAGATTCACCATGAAATTGTTCGGTCTGAATATCACTCGTGAGATTAAAAAGAATCAGGAGCTTCTGCAACCAACGGCTCCTGAATTCGATCGCGGCCTTTTGCCTATTGCGTCCGAACAACCTGCGGAGAAAAAATCTTTTGTTCCCAAAGAAGCCGAGGATGGTTCGACCGTCATCTCGGCTGGTGGATACTTTGGTCAATATATCGACATCGACGGTACGACCGTAGCTTCAGATCAGGATCTGATTCTCAAGTATCGCAACGCGGCCGAGCAGCCCGAGTGTGACATGGCCGTGAACTACATCATGGACGAGACCATTGTCTCTGGCGAAGACGGTGCACCGGTCTCGCTGGTCATGAATGACCTTGAATATGGTGACGACGTGAAGGACGCGATTCAAAAAGAATTTGATGAGGTGCTTCGCCTGCTCGACTTCTCTCGCCAATGCTCGGACATCTTTCGTCGTTGGTACGTCGACGGCCGCCTGTACTATCACATCATCGTCGATGATCAGGATCCATCGAAGGGCATTCAGGAACTTCGATTCATCGACTCCATCAAGATTCGTAAGATCCGTGAGGTCGACACACGAATCGATGTGGAGACCGGTGTCAAGCTCATCACGACCAAGGCTGAGTATTTCGTATACAACGAGAATCAGATCGCTGGTCAGCTGGTTCAGACGGTCAATACCGGTGACTCCGTTACGGGCCTTCGAATCGATCCCTCGGCAATCTGCTACATTCCCTCTGGTCTTCTTGACTCAACTCATAAGCGCATCGTCTCTCACATTCATAAGGCTCTGAAGCCGGTGAATCAGCTGCGTATGATGGAGGACTCTCTGGTCATCTATCGCATCTCTCGTGCTCCGGAACGACGCATCTTCTCGGTCGACGTTGGCAATCTGCCCAAGGCCAAGGCCGAACAGTACATGCAGGAGTTGATGTCGAAGTATCGCAATAAGATGGTGTATGACGCCAATACAGGTGCCATGCGAGATGATCGTCGACACATGTCGATGCTCGAGGACTACTGGCTTCCTCGTCGTGAAGGTGGTCGCGGAACCGAGATCTCGACTTTGGCTGGTGGACAGAATCTGGGACAGATCGACGACATCGTCTTCTTCAAGAAGAATCTGTACCGTTGCATGAATGTTCCTCTGTCTCGCTTCGAGGCCAAGGAATCACTCTGGACGGCCGGAAAGTCCACGGAGATCAATCGCGAGGAAGTAGCCTTTCAACGCTTCGTGGATCGTCTGCGGAGACGCTTCTCTTCTCTGTTCCTCAATCTTCTGAAGACTCAGCTCCTTCTCAAAGGTATCATCGTCGAGGATGACTGGAGACTGATCAAGGAGAAGATCTCGATCGATTTCAAGCGAGACAACTACTTCGCGGAACTCAAGGACTTCGAAGTCCTTTCGGCTCGCATGGATATGCTTGGTAAGGTTGGCGAATTCATTGGTCGATACTACTCCGAGAAGTGGGTGCGGCGTAATGTTCTTCGTCAGTCCGATGATGACATCGAGAAGATGGATCTCGAGATTGCCGAGGAAAAAGCCAAGGGAGATATCGCTCCGGACGCCGGAGAGAACGTTCCACAGGGTGGAACTCCAGCAGAAGGAATTCCAGGCGGAGAAGAAGCCATGGGTGGTATGCCAGCCGGTGCTGAAGGATTAGGCGCTCCGGAAGCCCCAATCGAAGCTGAAGCTCCTGCTGAAGAAGTTCCTACTGAAGAGATACCTGCACCCGAAGAGACTCCGGTGGCTTGAAAATCACAATTCGTATAAATAAACCTTTAAGATGAATAAACACGCCGAAACTTTTGTTCATGCGGTCATTGCCGGCAATACCGAACAGGCCGAGCAAGCTTTTCAACGTGGATTGGCCGAGAAGGCAATCGCGGCGTTGGAAGTTCGCAAGCTGGCTCTGGTCGATCAGGTTTTCAATAAACCTACGGTCGAATCTAAGTAAAAATGAACCAATCTTTTGTCTATTCTTGGAGGAATAAAATAGATAATAGACTATACGTGGGGTATCATACTGGGGCATTAAATGATGGATATATTTGTTCAAGCAAAGTTTTTTTGAAAGATTATTATAATAATCCTGATAATTTCGAAAGATACATAATTGCCACAGGCAGTAAAGAAAAAATGGCTGCTCTTGAGACTAAAATTTTATTAGCAGTTGATGCTGCTGGCAGTATGGATTTTTATAATCAGCATAATAATAATGCAGGAGCCCGAGGATGGAATTATACTCATTCTGCTAAAACTAAAGAAAAAATTAGGGCTAAAGCAATTGGAAGAAAGCCTTCACGAGAAACTAGAGCTAAAATGAGCATGGCTCGACAAAGTTATAAACTTTCTCCTGAGTCTATAGAGAAAACGAGAGTCGCACATATTGGATCTAAAAGATCAGAAGAGTCTAGAGCAAAAATGCGATTGGCCTGGGAAAAGAGAAAACAGCGGAAATTGGAATAAGAAATTATGGCTTTACTCATCACGGAGTATAACGAGAACGGCATCAAGCCTCTCATTGAAAGTGCCGGCACCGAGAAGAAGTACTTCTTGGAAGGCGTTTTTATGCAGGCCGAGAAGCAGAATCGAAATAATCGAATCTATCCTCGTTCCGTACTCCGTGAGGCCGTCAGTCGTTTCGTCGCCGAGCAGGTGTCGACTGGCCGTGCGGTAGGTGAACTCAATCACCCGGACGGTCCCACGATCAATCTGGATAAAGTGTCACATCGCATCACGGAAATGAACTGGAACGGAGATGATGTGTATGGCAAGGCACTGATTCTCAACACTCCGATGGGACAGATCGTCAAGGGCCTATTGGATGGTGGAGTGAAACTTGGAGTGTCCTCTCGCGGCATGGGTTCAGTTGAATCCCGCGCAGGTAAGACCTACGTGAAGCCAGATTATAGTCTGGCCACGGTCGACATTGTTCAGGATCCCTCGGCTCCCTCGGCCTTCGTCGAGGGAATCATGGAATCGGTTGACTGGGTGTTTGATGGAAAACAGTACGTTGCCAACAAAGTCGATCGAATGAACGAGTCGTTGAAGAAAATCCGTCAGACACGAAGCAAAGAATTTTACGCTGAAGCTCAGATCAAATCATTTGAGCAATTCCTTCGGGATATCAGCTAACAGAATCTCTCCTGATACGTCAGGGAGTTATTGGTATGGGTACTCGAAGCGAGCCTGTTTGCTCGATCGAGATTGAATAGTATGAGACTGAGGTCCCTTCGGGGCTTCCTCTCCAACAAACATTGAAGAAGATGGCCACGAAGAAAAACCAAAAGAAGATCGAGGAATCGATCGAGAGCATGGATCAGAGCGTTAAAGATATGGAGAAGGCAATTGCGGCCGCGCCGCATGCTAAAGCTCCGATCGCACACGCTCCTGGTCCAATCACGGAAGAGGAACCCGTCTCGAAAGACGAAGCTGAGAATCTCGACGACGAGAACGGTGATTCCAACTCGGAAACTCACGGAGAAGAGGACAAAGAATGTACCTGTACCTGTGACGGCGAATGCACCTGTGGAAGCACGGAAGAGCATGAAGAGGGAGACGAAGCTGAAGAAGCTGAAGTCGACATGGATCAAGTCGACATGGAAGAGGACGTCACGGCACTGATGAACGGTGAAGCCAACCTCACGGAAGGTTTCAAGTCCAAGGCCAAGACGATCTTCGAAGCGGCCGTTAAGAGCAAAGTTCGCTTGGCTCGTAAGCAGCTCCATGAAGGATATCAGATCAAGTTGTCCGAGAAAGCCGAGCAGATCATGAACACGGTCACCGAACAGGTCGACTCGTACCTCACGTACGTCGTCGAATCCTGGATGAAGGAGAATCAAGTCGCCGTCGACTCGACCCTTCGCACGGAGATCGCCGAAGGCTTCATCACCTCTCTGAAGAACGTGTTTGCCGAGAGCTACATCGAGGTTCCCAAGGCCGACAAGGACTTGGTGGAATCATTGAACTCTCGCATTGTCGAGCTTCAGGAGCAAGTGAAGCAGAATGATCAGCTCGTTGAATCCGTGAAAGTTCAGAACGAGAAGCTGATGCGCAAGTCCATTCTCGCGGAAGCGTCGAAGGGATTGGCGACCACTCAGGCCTCTCGTTTAACGGAGCTCACCAAGGACGTCATCTTTGAATCCGCGGAAGCCTTCTCGAAGAAGGTGACCACGATCAAGGAGTCGTACTTCTCTGGCAAGGCTCCTCAGTCAGCGCCGTCTTCCATCGTGAAGGCGAACGTGAAACCACAGAAAGTAGTTAATTCGGGTACGATAATCATCGAGGGTCAAGAAGATTCCATGGCTACATTGCCAGATGACATGAAACGTTACGTCAGTGCTATCTCTCGTGCTGAACGCAATAATCCGAATCGTCGGTGAGAGAATAACCCCCAACCATAACAAAAAGAAAGTATGTTTAATACCGAACAGTCCGAACAAAAATGGGCAGCGGTGTTGGATCACGCGGAAGCTCCTGCATTTAAGGATAACTATCGCCGGTCCGTCACGGCCGCATTGCTCGAAAACCAGCAGAAGGCTCTCAAAGAAGAGCGCTCGATGCTCGCCGAAGCCGACATGGGCACCGGCGCGATTCAAAACTTCGATCCGATCTTGATCTCCCTCGTGCGCCGCGCGATGCCGAACTTGATCGCCTACGATATCGCCGGCGTTCAGCCGATGAGCGGACCTACCGGTCTGATCTTCGCGCTCAAGCCGAAATACACCTCCGCGATGAGCACGACCTCCGGTCAGACCGTTGTGGCCGGTGACGACTCGCTCTATGGCGGCATTAGTGGCGTGACTTCGAATCAGCCTTCCGTGGCTGGCTCTTCGACGGCCTCTCAGTCCGCGTACTACACTAGTACGATCAGCAATGCGACCTCAACGGCCGGTTCTACGACCATCACGTTGACGGCGGCTCCTCTCGCGGGCCTTGCGGTCGGCGATTTGGTGATCGCTCAGGGCGTCGTTCCTGGCACTCGTGTTGCATCCGTTACCACTAACTCTGGTGTGGTTACGATTGACACGGCGTTGGTCTCGACCTTGAGTTCGGCTTCAACCGTGCTGTTTGCGAACCTGGCTCCGATCGCCTCGGCGTTCTCGGGTAATCAAACCTATGCTGGTACGGCTCCGTATCAGGTCGGTCAGGCTTTGCCTACGGCGACCGGCGAATTGCTTGGTACCGGCAGCGGTAATCAAGACTTCGGTACGATGGGCTTTGACATCGAAAAGACCGTCGTGACCGCGAATACTCGCGCGCTCAAGGCAAGCTACACGATGGAACTCGCTCAGGATCTCAAGGCCGTTCATGGTCTCGATGCGGAATCCGAGCTGGCGAACATCCTCTCCTCGGAGATCCTGTTCGAAATCAATCGTGAAATCATTGAAACGATCAATGCGAAAGCCGTCCTCGGCGCTCGCTTCAACTACACCACGCCTGGTGTTTACGACGTCCGCACGGACGCGGATGGTCGTTGGGCCGCTGAGCGCTACAAGAGCCTGCACATGGCGATTGAGCTCGAAGCGAATCAGATCGCCAAAGAAACCCGCCGTGGCAAAGGTAACTTCATCCTCTGCTCGTCCAACGTGGCTTCCGCTCTGGCGGCCGCTGGTTCCTTGGATTACTCGCCCGCTCTGAGCACCAAGCTCGAAGTGGATGACACTGGCAACACCTTTGCTGGTGTATTGAATGGTCGCATCAAGGTGTACATCGATCCGTATGCCTTCACGGACTACATCACGGTCGGCTATCGTGGCACGAATCCGTACGACGCTGGTATCTTCTATGCGCCTTACGTTCCGCTCACCATGGTCCGCGCGATCGATCCGGCTTCCTTCCAACCTCGTATCGCCTTCAAAACGCGTTACGGCGTGGTCGCGAATCCGTTCGTTCAGCAGATCAATCCGTCGGCGGCTAGTGCTCAGAACGGCAACGATCGTGGCAACTTTTATTACAGAACATTTTCTGTGCGTAATATCAGTCTCCGCGGCGTTCAGGCTGCTCCAAACTAAGCTGATTAGCTTCGCTATTCGTACAATAACCGCAGTCCTCGAAAGGGGACTGCGGTTTTTTCTTGTCCATAAATAAACATCAATGAACTCGCTGACGACCAATCTGAATTTCCTGCAGCAGGTTAACTTTAAGCTGACAATTCAGAATCCCAAATTTACAAACATTGAGTATTTTTGCACATCCGTGAATATTCCTTCATTGAGCATGGGAGAAGTCAAGGAAAACTATCACAATCAATCGGCTTATTTTCCTGGAGAAACAATCGCATATGACACTCTTCGTGTAAAGTTCATGGTCGATGAGAACATGAGCAATTATGTGGAAGCGCTCAATTGGCTTCAAACAAATGCGACCACATCTGGTCAGCCTCTTCGTACGGATGTGATTCTGTCGGTTCTTTCTTCGAAGAATACGATAAATCGCCAGTTTCAGTTTCATGACGCCTTTCCGACCACGATCGGTGAGCTTCAGTTTGACACACAGGCACAGACGATTCAATATCTGCCCTGTGATCTGACTCTGCGATTCAACTACTTCAATGTGCTCGTGTAGCACCCTGTACAGGTATAAATAATTTCAGATTACATTATGATTACCGTTGAAGACATCATCAAGGAATGGGAATCCGATTGTCAACTTGACTCTCTGGCATTGGACGACTCAACCCTCAAGTTCGCCAAGATTCATGCCAAGTACCTGGCATACCTCACGGAGTTTAAGCTCAAGCTTCGTACCACAGAATCCAAGCTGTCCGAGCTTCGTCATGCCAAGTGGCTATACTACACCGGCAAGATGACACAGGAGGAGATGGACGAGCGCAAGTGGCCGTACGATCCATTCAAAGGTGCCTCGAAGCCTCTTCGCTCGGATCTGGAAACCTACGTCGACGCGGATTCGGATTTACGTGTGGCGCTCGACAAGAAAACATACTTTCAGACCGGCGTGGACGTTCTGACGGAGATTCTCGATACACTTCGCTGGAGGCATCAGCACATCAAGAACGTTCTGGACTTTCGAAAGTTTACGGCCGGGTGCTAATAAATACTACATGGCCATCATACACGTCAATTCGATCGATCAGGCACACCTTCGCGTGACCTGTGAGGATTCCGGAGTCCTTCAGGAGCTATCTGAGTTCTTCTCGTTCTTTGCGGCCGGATATCAGTTCTCTCCGGCCTTCAAGCGTCGGCAATGGGATGGGCGTATACATTTGTTCAATCTTCGTAATCAGACTCTTCCGGCCGGTCTGCTCCATCACCTTCAGAAGTACGCGGACTCACGGAAACACGAACTTGAACTGGCACCAGGGCTGTGGCTTCCCGACCTCTCAGAAGCTGAATCCGAAGCGTCTGAAGGCCTTTATGCGGCCACCGGGGCGGACGATAAGCCGCTCGAGCTAAGGGATTACCAGAAAGATGCCATAGATCGTGCGATCAAGCTTCAGAAGATCCTTCTGGTTTCCCCGACCGGTTCTGGTAAGTCTCTGATCATCTATCAGCTTCTACGATGGTATCTGAATCATCTCAAAGGTTCTTCGAAGAAGGCAATCGTCATCGTTCCTACCACATCGCTCGTGGAACAGGCGTATCAGGACTTCTCGGACTACTCGGCCAAGGATAAGGACTTCAATGCCGAGAAGAAGCTTCATCGAATCTACTCAGGTCAGGAGAAAGAATCCGATGCTCCGGTGATCATCACGACCTGGCAGTCGGCCGTTACCATGGGGCCCAAGTGGTTCGAGCAGTTCGGCGGTGTCTTTGGCGATGAGGCACATCTGTTCAAGGCCGTTTCACTGACCAAGATCATGAGCTGGCTCAAGAACGCTTGGTTCCGCATCGGAACGACCGGTACGCTTCCGGGAGGTGAGGATGCCAAGGTCAATAAGCTGGTGCTCGAAGGATGCTTCGGTCCGACCTATCAGGTGACGACAACACATGAGCTCATCGACGCGGACGTTCTGGCTCAGTTGAAGATTCACATGCTCGTGCTGAAGTATCCCGAGGCAATTCGCAAGGAGCACGATTCCCTCGATTATCAGGGCGAGCTCGACTTTCTGACGTCATATGAGCCACGCAATCGCTTCATCACGAACCTGGTTGCGGATCTCAAGGGCAATAGTCTGATTCTGTATCAGTTTGTCGAGAAGCATGGAGAGCCTCTCTTCGAGGCCGTCAAGAAGAAGCTGAAGGACACCAAGCGAAAAGTCTACTTCGTCTCCGGAGAGGTAGATGCCGACGAGCGTGAACGGATCCGCGGCCTGGTGGAGAAGGAGGAAGGCTCCGTCATCATCGCCTCGTTTGGTACATTCTCGACCGGAATCAACATCAAGAATTTACACAACATCGTCTTTGCTTCTCCGACCAAGTCACAGGTGCGAGTCCTTCAGTCGATCGGCCGTGGTCTCAGAAAGACCAAGGATGAACGTTCAACGACCGTATACGACATCGCCGACGATCTCTCGAGAAAGGGCCAGAAGAACTACACGCTGACTCACGGCATCGAGCGCGCCAAGATCTATACGAAAGAGAAATTTGACTTTGAGGTGCATGAAGTGCCGATCTCATAAATACTTTCATGACCGCGGACCTTAAGCAGTACATCGATTCCCTGAACGTTCAGGTCTATCGCATGATCGATGGATCCGTCATTCTGGCCGAGGAGAATCATCGAGACTCGGTTGAGTCGTACGTGATACTCCATAGACCATTGCAGATCTGTCAGATGGTCGTAGAATCGAGCCTGAAGACCGTGTATGTTCCCTGGATTCCTGGAAGTCAAACTCAGATTAAGGTCAATCTGGATTCCATCATTGCGGAGTCTGATTCTACATTTGATCAGAAGTTCGCTTACTCACGGTACTTTCTTCTTACTCATCTGCAGAAGTATCTGAGTCCCTCTGAGCTTCAGGAGGCCATCAAGGATTCCTCTTCCACGAATAATCAACAGATGCCTTCGCTCAGTCCCTCGCTCAAGCATCAGTTAAACAAGCAGAAGAGATTTGATCTCAACTGAAGCCTTAGTCTGTTCCAGCTTGCCTTGACTATTCCCTGACTGCTGCTGAGGTCTGGATCAATTGTACATGTACCACACTGGTGTGTACACAACATAGTTACGACGGAGTCACTCTAAGTTACAATGGCTGATCGTAAAAGTTTTGTGTACTTATGAAAGTGGTATGATACATTATCTCACATGAACGATATCGCACCTCGAAAGCTTAAGCCTTCAGAGAAACCACATTACGTCAACAACGCGGAGTTTTCCAAGGCCGTGGTCGATTACGTCGAGTCGGTCACAAAAGCCAAGAAGGCCGGTAAGCCAGAACCCACGATCACGGAATACATCGGATCGTGCTTACTGAAGATCTCCGAGGGGCTCTCACATAAACCCAATTTCATTCGATACACGTACCGTGAAGACATGGTCATGGACGCGGTCGAGAACTGTATTCGTGCGATCAACAACTTCGACGTCAGCATCGGAACTCGTACCGGCTTACCCAACGCTTTTGCCTACTTCACACAGATCTGCTACTTTGCTTTCATTCGTCGCATTCAGAAGGAGAAGCGAGTTCAGGACATCAAGGCTCTCTACATGGAACATGCAGGAATCGAGAACTTTGCCGACTGGGGTGATGGAGACTCTGGAAGTCCTGCGGTCGGCGAAGGCATCGTGGAAAGGATTCGCAATAGAGCCGAACAGATACATGTTCGTGACAAGGCAATCAAGGACTTTAGCAAGAACGTGAAGAGCTCCAAGAAGAAAGTCATGAAAGATAAGTCCTCGCTTGAGATGTTTCTGTCGAAGCCATAATCGATCATGAAAATAGCCATCATCAATGACACTCACGTCGATCTGCGTAACGGCTCCGAGCCGTACATGGATCATCTGAATCAATTCTTTTCGAAAGTATTCTTTCCTTTCTGTGAGCGGCATGGAATCAAGCACGTGATTCATCTGGGT